AGACCGTTCCCCATTTTTGAACCTTGACTGAGTTGTGGGGAGACAAAGCAGTCATCTAGGAGTTTGTAGAGAGAAACCATTTCCTCACTAACGAGAGTTGTTGCGTTATCCCCGCGCTGGATAATTTTATATGCCTCTACGTTTTCAGTAACTTCCTCAAGATTACTTAACAAATTCCCAACATAGATGTCACCATCTAAGTTTTCCATAAAAGTTTGTTCCAATGCTATTTGCACCGGAATCGGGATTGGAGGAAACCCCATTGCACCAGCAGCGATATTACATCGCATGCTCATATCGACCTTATCGATGTCCCATTGTTCCTTAGGATATCCCATATCTTTATACTCCTCATACGGTAATCCCCATTTTTCTGTGTATTTCTCATGTCCCTTAAAAGCTGTCATATTGCCGGTTAATTTACCTATCCTCCATACTAGAGCACCCAGGACAGGGTGATAGGGAGATAGATAGTGTAAACTTAAACCTTTGCATCTTAAGATAAATTTAGCTTTAGATCTTTTTAGTACTTGCGCACTAGTGACACACATCACTTTTGATAATACACGTCCAATATTTAAGTATCTTTTTCCATCCATCCATCTGGAGCGTAAGAAATCACAATCACCTGGTTGTGTTCCTGCTAGAGTGGAGGAGAATTTAATACCTACCTGTTTAAGGTCATCAGGGTTGACCTTACCCGCACGTATCAGCCCATCATCACCTTCAGCAACCATATCCATTGGTCCAATAGTCTCCCCTCTTAAGTGGGCAGACCAATGGGCCAAACAGACGTTGACAATCCCGTTTCCGAAAGAAGTCCAATAATCACCTGAGCACCTAGTGTTGACTACCATTTTACCGGCTTTAGTGTACAACACTCTCTCTCCTTTGACGAATCTTTCTAAATTACGTTTAGTTGTGGAATAACCTGCGCGGTCACACAATCTAAACATAACGTAGTTTTCAATCTCTCTCATCAAATAATTAATGGACGATTCGAAGGCACTAAAATCTGTAACTATATGAAATATTCGACATATCTCTTCTATTCTAGCACTCATCTCCTCCTGTGTTAAATGTTTCACTTGGAACCGACCAAACGGCCCACTATTCCACGCTTCTATCAAATCCAATATCTGAACACACTCGACGGACATTAATCCGCTCATAGTGAAAATCAGTCTTGGTCTATGTCTCAACATTCTTGCTACTTTCTTAATGTTTGATTCAAATTTGACGAAGGCAGAGTGTCTGTAAAACTTCTTGTTCCTTCTGGGTTTGCCTTTTATATGCTCACCATATTCCTCCAAAATCTTATCGATTATCCTTTGGGGTTTATGCTTGTTGCGGGTCTTATACGCTTGACCTAAGTCTTGATTTTCACTTAGTCCAGTTACATCGGTCCCATCGATGAACTTGTCAAGGAAGCCCTTACTAAAATCTACAAATTCCTGTATTTTAATAGGATCTGCAGACTCCTTATTCATACTCCTGCCACAAAAGGCCGCGGTAAGAGTAATCTTATCTGTGAGTCCAACCATACCAGCACCAACCAGTCCTTCACCCGTAAAAATCGGGCCTTCAGGAAATGATCCAACAACCTTATTAACTTTAAGGTCGTCATGGATTTGCATTGGTTGACGTGGTATATGATTGTAACACTCATCACCACCAGTAACTTCACGTCCCATAGTCTGATTATGTTCAATGACTTTAATATCACTGATGACCGACATTGATCCAGGAGCATTAACTTGAGTCAAATTCTTTTGACTTTTAATAGCTCTTCCTGGTTTAATCATGCGGGTCATAATCTCTAAATAGTGTACCGTGTCTGATATTACTGTTAAAGTATGATCTGTGTTGACTTCTCTCAGATTACCTACACCAGCATATAATTTGCTGGGATTTTGCCCAATTGCTATCATCTGTTGAATCCCGGGGAAACACGAATGTGCTTCACAATTGGAGACCATTAGTTTTTTAATACCTGATCGCCAAAATTGCATCCCGAAAAATCTCCAAGACCTATAGGTTTTGACTTTTGTGATACCATCCTGATAAAGCAACTTATCGCGACGTTCTACCACAGTCCGCCTATCAGCATTGTCTTTTTGAGCAAACTGAGCTTGCACTATGCATTTTTGTTTACGAGAGAACGGTTTGAACCGATCATACCATTTAGTACGTCTCTCCTTAACATATGGGCACTGCACCACACATTGATCAGCTTCGTCTGCATAACACAAACGATAATGACCAGTAGTGTTCATCTCATCATGACTCTCATAATCTAAGACGACCCATTTCCAATGCACATTATGCTTGTACTCAAGTTGTTGATATTTTGATCCAGAGAAATTCCTGCTAGCATGGCAAATCACTAAGAGATTCAAACCTTTGCTTGCAGCATATTTAGCTAATTGAGTACTAGATCCATATGATGCTGGGGTTCTCCCCACCTTCACCATACTACAGTACCTTTCTAAATCAACTTCACCTAAAGCTGAATCGATAGCTACGTATCCACAAAACCCATTACCACCCATATCCATTGAATGGATATTTGTTGGTATGCGATCGAAAATCGTTCTAGAAACTGGTGGTGCTGAAACACTCCAATGTTCCCTCACTTCACCTAAAATTGCCTCATGCAATTTGTTAGCTTCTTCTTTCTTAGTGGTCTTCAATCGTTCTTCTGGTTCTTCCAAAGCACGAATACGTTCTCTTTGCAAATCATTTTGCTTGAAAATAGTATCAACCAAGCGTCCTAACAAATCATTAGATTTCTCTGTCGACTTGACTGCAAACTCATTAGCAGCATCTTGAGACTCTTCAACGTAATTTCTTACTTGTCTCTTATGCTCATCTTGTTCTTGCTTGAGTTTGTAAGCACGCTTGTCATTCTTAAGTTTCTTTTCACTGATATCTAGATTAGCAATTACTTTCTCGATAGGAATTGTTTTCTCTTCAAGTTCAACACGGTCCTTGTTCTTTACAATACCATTAATTTTACTTTGAACAGCAGTAGCAGTTGACTCGTTGAAATAATCAGTTGTTTCAATGATCATTCGAGTATCTGTTGTTACTTTCTGTCTGTCCAATAAAATTTTGTTTTTCCTTGAGTCTTCAGCAATCTTACGAGTTTCCTTAATGTATAATGCTTCACTATCAACTTGTTTATCAGTTTTTGCAGTTTTGGCCCTAATCAAATGTTCTGCCATTTGATCGCCCAACTCAACACTCTTATTGAGTTGTTCCAACTGTTGTTGGGTAACTGCATTAGAAACCTCGACAACATGGTCTTCACAATCCAACACCGCGGATTCAATCAATTGCTTATTGACTTTACTCTTAACTTTATTGTTATATTCCTTAATATCATAGTTAATTTCAATATCAGCTTGATGTAAATCCAACAACTTTGCGTTCTTAAGTTTTAAGTCAAAAGCTTTGGTTTTTTGGTTTACCAGCGCTTCTAACAACTCATTATCAAAAAGTAACGTGTTGACATCATTATCATCATTGACAGTAGCTTTCACTTGATCAGCTATACATTGTTCCCTACGAACATTGCGTATACATTCAAATTGTTCACTACGTTCAATTTCTGCTTTGATGGCGTTCTCGAGTTTTAACTTCCTTAAATCGAGATCTAATTGTGTTTTTGCATGTTGCTCATGACCATACTTTGCTTTAGCTCCATCTGGTGGTTTAGGATCTTTATGACATTTCGAATTGCTTCCAATACCAGCATTATCCGCCTTGTTTCTATATTTAGATCCTTTCCGTCCACCAGTGCCCCAAACTTCAGCAGAAGGAGGTTGAAAAACTGGAACACCTGCATTTTCTCCATTCAGGCTGTTCGCAATTTTCAAAAAAGCAATAGTATCCCCATTATCATCATCGTCGTCTTCCATATCAGCCCAATTAATGGCTTTGGTCAACAATAGTTTCCCGGGTTTCTTTAAGTAAAGTTTGAGACATTTGATCATATTTCTACTAAGTGTAGTCTTAGTGATCTTCTCAATTTCTTTCTTACCATACATCCCGTCTGTGTCTAACCACTTACGAAACAAACCTTTCGATGATTCAACCTTCTTGATGACGGGAATCAATTTTGAAACAACCTCACGGGAAGAACATAATTTAATCAACTCATTCTTGTTTTGAATTCCGATTAAACTGCGATCAAATTCTTGATCCTTCTTCAACTTGGGAGCTTGGCGAGCCTCCCGTTGTTTCTTAGCCCTGTTCTCTCGTGCGTTTCGCATAACGGCGTCCCAACGTCGTTGCGCGCGAGCGATAGCTGCCAACTGTTCACTATGTGATCTCGTTTCCTTAATCACAACTTGTGAATTACTAGTAGCGGCGACGTTCTGTTCCTCATCGTCATTGCCGACATACTCATCCATATAGTCACCCTCATCACTGAATTGATCACCATCATATTCTCCATTATATGTGTCCATATAGGCTTCCCTTTCGGTCGGATCCATCCTATCGATCCGTTCCATTACCGCGAATTCGCGTTCCAAGTCGCTGAGACCGAGATAGTCTTTCTCATCTAAATCAGCGTCTTCCTCTTGAACAGCTTGTTCAAGTAAAACTTGCATTTCTGCAGCAGAGGCTCCAAGAGCCTGAATCCCGACAATGCTATATAGTTCATCAGCTGTAATAGCTGATGACTGGGGCTTAGCATTGCCGGGATTGTAAGTATTGTCGTTATTAAAATTCATAACACATAAACAATACCGTCACCTATTAACCGCACAACAGCCCCTGTCATGTCGAGTTTGAAATTTTTAGACTTCCCACCTAGGCAGTGAAAAGCTTACCCCATGCAGTATAGACACTATTAAGACTATACTAAACACAGATTAATTATTACTAACAATACACTAATATAAACAAACTAATTACTTACTTACTTACTTACTTACTTACTTACTAACAACCAGTACTACAAACTACAAAAATGATTATTCTCAAACGGCTGTTCTGTTTGAAATAATCTCACTCATTGCGGGATTAAACTCGCAAACGTTGACAAAACACGTGGTGTTTGTGGCGGTATCAGAGACCGAAAATGTGAGAGTGTTGTCACCGAGATTATCTGGAAGATCTACGGTGTAATAATTGACATAACATTCTCTCACACTTGTACCTTTTGACTCGATAGCGCCGTAGGCTGAACCTGATAGTGTGATCACGTCCAGTTCTACTACGTTCGCAGAGCCGCCTACCGTTACTATCGGTAGTGGAGCCGTTGTGGGTGGAGCATCAAAAGAACACGTAAACGTAACACTTATTGTTCCTGTAAAATTGTCAGGTAAAGTGTACGTATTCGCACTCAATTTTGATAATGTTCCTCCTAATCCGTTAGAATTATGGGCCCAGGGTGCTGTTCCAAGCGGTAATGCGTTGCTAATTGTCCCTCCTGACATGAAGCAGTCACTCAATATAGAGTAACCAATTGCATCATACAGTTTAGGTTTAGACAATTTAACCTTGTACCTAACAAACAGTAATCCGAGTTGTGTCCCGGCCACATACTGTGTAGGTACCCCATACAAACCAATCTGAAACTTGGCTAAGTCATACGTCTTAATATCTTGACCAGCTGGTACTGAACCTGCTCTAGTATACAACTTAGAGCGGTTAGCAAGCTTGTTGGGATCACCCTCGACCCCACAGATAATATTATCACTAATTCTTCCTCTAACAGCCCCACCATATTCAATCATGGCAGGAAAGGAATTAAAAGCTGCAGCGCCTGCATTATAATTCGACGCAAGAACGATAGTACCGAGCGAACCGACAGAAGACACCGATGTCTCTGATACGACTGGTTCATACTCAAACAACATCTGAATGCTTTCCCATTCATCGAAGTTTGTACCTGTTTGACTCAACCACGGAAAAACTCCGCTCAACCCTGGGTTGATTGAAAAAGATTGCACTGAGAAATCATTACTCCCTGTGGAGTTGATTGACGTGACAAACTCTCTCTTCTCAACCGTTATAGAACCATGCTCGTCATCATGAGCACGAGTTCTGGCTACAGCAAAATTACTGTCGCCATTGACGAGTGCGTTACTTTCATACGCACCACGGCCACTATAACGACCTCTCCCCATGTAAGCTCCACTACCTACTATAGTGGAACCTACGCGCCTCAATGCGCCTCTCCCAATGTTAGACAATTCATGTCCAACGCCTGATTTCCTGAGCATCTTACCAAGGTTAAATTTACCCCTACCGGCAACTTTCCCTTTGATACCAGGACTTCTCTTCTTCAAATTAAGGGCTCTGATTTCTTTCATCAGTCCCTTCATCACATTCTTATTATTCTTCGACATATTATTTTATAATCAATACCGTCGCAAAAAGCTTCTCGCCTTCCCGATATGAACAGCGACGTTCATACCCTCACCTAATCTGAATTAGAGGTGCTCCTGTGTACAGCCCCGACCTCGCTGTCCACTATCTCACACTAAAGTGAGTCCTTCACTGCACCCCACTATGTGATGCAGAGCTTGACTGGTTCGCACACCGTCAAGGTAAG